GTAAGAAGCAATAACGGTACTACTAATAGAAGTGATGAACGAACAACTGCAGGCAACTTTACCGTTAGTTCTGGGTTGCCTGGTGTAGGAGCAGCACTTATTTTTGAGCTTTTTACCTACCTAATTGCTACTAAAGGCGGACTCGAAACATACGTTCAAACGAATGTAACGTGTACGATAACTCGGTCCGTCCAACCTGTATCTACCCCTACAGGTATATCAGTAACTAATATAGCGACTACAGCAGATCCTAATACAACTGTTACCATAGAGGCCTCAGGAGGTTCAGGGGCTACTCTACAAGTAAGTGCGGATAATAGTACCTGGTTTACCTCACCCCACGCATTTACAGGTATACCAAGAATCTCTGGGACTAGAAGCTTTTATGCGAGATGGATAGGCGCTGGTTCAACTTCCGGAGTCTTTGAAAGAGATGACATACAAGTACCCTTCATAGACCCTGTTACCAATATTACTTTAACACCCCCTACATTAGGCCTGACTATAGGAACCACTCAATGGACTGTAGAAGTTACTTATGGTAATTCACAAGATATTTATCAAATAAGAGACGCTTCAGGAACTGAACACGAGAGTAGAACTGGTAATGGTAATATAACTGTTACCGACGTTCCTGCTACTCAAGAAGTTTATACTGCGTATGTAAAACGACCAAGTGCCATCGGAGGCAGTGATGCTTATGTAACTACTGGTAATACTATCACTATAACGATGGGTACTGGAGGAATTCAAGCTCCCGTCATCTCTTCTATCGGTATTGCAGATATTGATGGAACTGATGCTACAGCTACAGTTAACTTATCCACTAATGGTTCAGGAGGTACTCTTAAATACAGACAGCATACAACTTCCACACCTCCCGCAACCGGCTGGCAAACTTCAAATAGTTTTACACAACCTTACAGTACTACTAGATATTATTTTGCTTCTCAAGATGAAGATACTTCAGGTGCCTATGATACTGAAGTAAAAACTCTAGGTGCTTATAATGCTACGGCAAGTAATTATGGTGTGCAAGTTTTTAACGCTGCAGGAAATTTAACTTTAGATACAACTTATAGAGTTCCGGGCGCTGTTGTTGTTGGGAGTAGTTCTGTTAATTCAGGAACAACTGCCGTGGGTACCCCCTCAACCTACACAGGAACTTCTAGTACTATCACTTTTCCTGGAATGACACCTACTAATTCTTCAGAGTTCGAAGTGTGGATTCTCGATAATATTCCTGCTGCAGGAGCTTGGTCGGTGAATGAGTTTACTATAAATAGAGGCACTGGTTCATTTACAGTTACTTTTAAAACTAATACGTCAAATTACACTTTAAATTTTGATTATATTGGAATGAGGTTTTAATATGGCATATGGAATAGAAGTTTACAACCAAAATGACAATTTACAATTCAGCGCAGAGCAAGAATCTTTCGCTGTAATTGATACTGGGACCGTAACGAATACCTCATTTAAAGATTATAATTCCGCGAATGAAATACTCTTTGTTCGAAGAACTACTACAGGACATATAGACGGTAACACTTCGAGAGGAGGAGGAACTGGAGGTATAGATAGATGGACAAATGCTTCTGGAGCTACCGTAGAATATCTACTAGTAAAAAGAACTTCTCAAAGAGCTGAAGATAACTCTTCAACTTACGGAATAAAAGTTTTTAAATCAGACGGTACAACACTACAGTACTCTTCAGGGTATAGCAAAGGACCAAAATTAATAGATATAATTCCCCCAGGCTCTACACAGAGTTTTGGATACCCAAATAACTACACCTATAAACCAGTTTTATACTCTGGGAGTTTAACAAATATTTGGTATGGCTTTGGCGATATGAAATATATTTCGGGGGAGATACATCTTCAAGGTACTTACTGGAATTATACTGCTAATACTATACAGGCACTAAACCAGGCTACTACCTTTACCTACCCAAACACCTATACTTGGTTTGGGTATCCTAATATCTCCACTTTATTTATACTAGAAAGGACAACTTAAAATGATTTACGCATATATAGCTTATACCCATCAGATTACGGGAGTTATTTCCCACATACAGTCTTTCCCTTCTGACCCTCCAGATAATGGGTCTACTCGGTCAAACGGAGAATTAGTCACCTATTTAAGAGAAGATGAACTAAAGTCTATAGGTTTCGCAAGTCCTTCTCAATTTCTAGTAAATTATTTTAGAAAGAATGGTGCTTGGATATATAGAGGAACTTCGAATCCTGAATGGACTGTATGGAACTCAGAGACAGAGTCTTGGGATATTGCCAGTGATAGAGTATCAAAACGTGTTCTAGAATTGAGACTTGCAAAACTATATCAATCAGACTGGACTCAAGGAATAGACTCTCCTCTCACAGACGAGAAGAAAGCCGAATGGATTACGTATAGACAAGCCTTGAGAGACATAACAATTCCTTCAGATTTGGCTCTTCCAACAGACTTTGTCTGGCCAACAGAACCCTCTTAAAAAAAGTTCTTGACATTTCGGTCCTAACATAATACAATTGATTCATGAAACTAGTAAAGATGGCACCAGAAAATCTCGAAGTGGCAAACGCATATTTGTCCACAGGGTCCGCGCTAACTGCTGCAGGCAGCCTAGGTGTTACCCCCGACAAAGTTTACGAAGTGCTAGAGAAAAGTGACGTAAAAGACTACATCAACTCGGTTTATCTAGACCAAGGATATCGCAATCGTTTCAGACTCGCCGAGCTGCTTGATGAAGTAATTGAAAACAAACTTCAAGAAGCTAGAGACTCTGAGCAGTATTCCAGTAAAGACCTCGTTGATATAATTGCACTAGCACATAAAATAACTGTTGACCATACTAAAGAAGCAAAAGCTACTACGAATATTAAACAGCAAAATGTGCAAATCAATTCTCCGTTCGGCGAAGGTAACTATGGAAAGTTAATGGAGAAACTACTTGGAAACCCAGCAGCAGAATGACCTTCTTACAGACTTTCGTACCCACGAAGCAGTCTGTGAAGAACGATGGAAAACTATATTTAATGAAGTAAAGAAAGCTTCGGAAGATAGCCGTATTCGAAACAAAGAAACGCAGCAGTCTCTCGATAAACTTCATAAACTCGTCTGGACAGTAGGCGGAGCCCTTATCCTCTTTTTAGCAGGGTTATTGGCATCAGGAAATATACTATGATTTTTAAAAAAGGTAACATGTGGAAGGTAGCTGGCTCATCAGCAAAATATGCTACAGAAGAAGAAGCGCTAAAAGCTGCTGGAATTCACCAAGCAGTAATGAAAGAAGCTCCTGTTGAAAAGACCACTTGGCCCCCTTTAGAGAAACTGAGAGGCGAATCGTCTTGTGAATGTGAAGAATGTGAATGTGACCCTTGCGAGTGTGAAAAAGAATGGAAGTCAGCAGACGAGACATAGTTCTCGATAAAATATTACCGGGTAAGTTTCTAAAAGTACCTATCGAACAATACTTGGGATTGCTAGGAATAGAGGCGATTCCCTCACAGGTGGCCTTAATCAATGCAATTAATTCCGATAAGTATCGTTTTATTGTTGGTGCTCTTAGTCGTCGTCAAGGGAAGACGTATATCGGAAATATTATTGCCCAATGCGTCGCCCTCGTTCCAGGATGCCATGTACTTATTGTCAGTCCTAATTACAATCTTTCTAATATCTCCTTCGACCTACAGCGTAATCTTATTAAGCATTTCGACTTAGAAGTAGCAAGGGATAACGCAAAAGATCGTGTAATTGAATTAACGAATGGGTCTACTGTTAGACTAGGATCTGTGAACCAGATTGATTCAGTAGTAGGGAGGAGCTATGACTTTGTTCTCTTTGATGAGGCCGCATTGGCAGATGGAGAGACAGCGTTTAATGTTGCTATCCGGCCAACACTCGATAAGCCGGGATCTAAAGCTCTCTTTATTAGTACTCCTCGCGGAAGGAACAATTGGTTTAGCCGTTTTTACAATCGAGGCTTTACTGATGATTTTGAGGAGTGGGTAAGCATTAAAGCAACTTGGCACGATAACCCTAGAGCTTCAGAAACTGATATTTCGGAAGCACGACGTTCAATGTCAACCGCAGAATTTGCTCAGGAATATGAAGCAGACTTTAATGTGTTTGAGGGACAGATTTGGACACTTAACTTCGATAAGTGCGTGCAAGACTTATCAGAAATGGATTTTACAGGCTGCGATGTTATCTCGGGGCTTGACGTAGGTTTTAAAGACCCCACAGCATTTTGTTGTATCGCATATGACGGACACAAATATTATTTAATGGAAGAGTATTATGCGGCAGAACGCACAACTGAAGAACATGCTGGCTTCCTTGGTGAGATCATTGAAAGAAGAGAGGTCGACTATTGTTTTATCGACGCAGCCGCCGCTCAAACAAGATTCGATCTTGCACAGCAGTATGACATTTCTACTATCAACGCCAAGAAATCGGTGGTTGACGGGATTGGTCATGTGGCAAGTCTTATTGATAATGATCGTCTTATCGTAGACTCAAGCTGTACTGAAGTCTTACGAGCATTAGACCAGTACAGGTGGGATCCAAACCCCAACTTGATTCGTGA